TCAGTCCGGAAAATCGAAGACCGGTTCCTCGCATCGATGGACCCGACATTGACCATCATGCGTCCAGACATAGGCGGCGGTCGGCACTTCGGGCCAGTCGCACTCATTGCCGAATTGGCGGACATATCGATCATAGGTGTTGCGGCCAGTGGTCAGGACGACCGCGCGCCGGCTCTGGATCAGCTGCTGCGTCTGTTCACATGTCATGGTGCGCGCGTCCGGCCGGGCGTAAGCCATGCTTGTGGCGGCAAGCAGGATCGCTGCGGCTGTCGAGGCTATTGGGCGAGCTGGCATGGTATCCTCACGAGGGTCGTGCCTAACGCGCACCTTCGCTTCTGGTTCCGCGACCTCCAACCGAAGCTGCATCTCTCGCGCGCGGAAGGTTGTTGCTGCGGTGCGATAAGACAGGCGCTCACTCCTCCTTCTCCGGCTTGAACCGCTTCACCACCACCTCGAAGACGATGTCCGAGATCCACATCGCCGACACGCCGATGAGGAACGCCGCGGCCAGCGTCGTGGTGTCATCGTCGGCCGACGGGACAGGCAGGCCGGTGGCACGGAAATATTGCACCACGGGAAGCGTCAGGTACGCCGCTGCCAGCGCGCCACAGATTGGCGACGCCACCATCTCGCGGACCTTGTAGCGGTGGCGCGACAAGGCTCGCAAAATGCCGCCGGAAAGGCCGGCGACCACGACCGCAGCCTTGATGCCGAGCGTATCGAGGAGCTCGTGTATCATGGCCTCCACCCGCACCATCTGGCGCCCTTCCCGTTGTAGGCGTTCACCTCGTCGAGCTCGGGCCGCGTCATGGCGGCGACGACGACCGCGGACGGACGGCGCGGCTGGCTGTGGTCGCACCAGACCTGGCGCGGATCGTTGACTGGCGGTGTTGTCGTGCAGGCGGCGAGCGCCATGCACAGAGTGAGTACTTTCAATGCCGAGCCCATTTTGCCGCCTCCGCTCTTGCTTCGGCGTCCGTCATGCCGGCGGCTTGGCGTTCGGCGACCGTGGCCTCCCTATCCATCTCGAGACGGTCTTGTGCGGCGGCAAGGTCTTTTCCCGCCTGCTTTGCCGCTTCCTTCTTCGCCCGGCTGATGCCGCCGGCGAGGTACAGCCCGAGGCCACCGACCAGCGCGGCGAAGGTCGCGATGATCGTCTTGTTGCCAATGATGGCGCCGAGAATGGTGAGGATCGTGGTCATTTAAGCCGCCTCCCCGTCGCCATCATGAAAGCGGTGTAGAGGATCGGGCCGGCCATGCCGAAGCTGAGCCACGCGACAGGCGCGGTGAGAACCCAGAAGGCGGTTTTCATCGGCGTTCCCTCACGAAGTAGCCGACTGCGAATCCGACGATGACGGGAAGCGGCTCCCAGATCATGGGATCGGCGAATTGCGGCCATGCATTGGTCACGGCTGCCTTGATGACCCCGGCGAGCGAAGCCGAGATCATGGCGGCGGACAGCTTCCGGCTTGGCGCAAGCGTTGGTTGGTTGATCAGCATGTCATTTGCCTTTCCAGGAGAAGATTACGCCGATGCTCGCCAGGATCAGCCGCCACAGCCAGTTGCGTTCAACGTATTCGGAGATAGGGCTTGGCTTTGCCGCTGGCGTGGGCATAGGGGCCGATGCGGGCGGCGTGACGGGCTTCGGCGGCTGCGGAGCCGGGACAGGAGCCGGAGCGGGCTGGGGAGGCATAGGCGCCGCGGCAGGCGGCCACGGCGTATCCTTGATGCGCGACCATTTGCGATAGGCATTGGCCAGCTTGGTGTCGTAGGCGTTTTTCCTGTAGCCCGATCCGTTGTAGCCCTTCGCGAAACCCGCCCAATCGTGCTTGCGAAGAGCAATATCGAGCTTGTGGAACTTGATGAAGTTCACCGCAGCCAGGAGCTGGCTTTCCTCGTCCTCCATCATGGCTTCGACCATGGCCTGCACGGTGAGGAAGCCGGCCGCCTTGAAATTCTCGCCGAGAACCTGGCCCAGCCCCCACGACGCCGATCTGAGCGCCGCCGTCTCGTCGATCGCGATAGCCGCTTTCAGGCGCGGGTAGCTGTCCCGGGGATAAGGCTTTTCACCCCACCGGGGATAGGCAAGGCCGGCTGCGACAGCTTGCGCCCGCGCCGCCCCCGACAGGTTGCGGAAAAGGACATGCGGCTCGAACAGGATGATCGGCCGGCCCTGGGCGTCGAAGCCATGCCCGCTGGTCTCGACATCGAGAAAGGCGTGGATCTCATCCTCGCCGACGCCGATCCTGGCGCCAAGCCTCGGCAGATCGAGATCGGTGAGGCGCCTGGCGGTGCCCTTGAACGTTGTATCCATGGTTGTCCTTTCCGCCCTCGCGGGCAGGTTGATGTTTGCAAGCGATTGTGTGAAATGAGCCCAAGGGGATGACAGGGGAGGATTTACCATGTCGCAAGGCGAAGGAACGGCCGCGGCGCGCTGGACGGTGAAGGCCGAACTCTGCGCGGTGGGCCGCGACAGGCCCCTGCTTGTGGCGCTGGCAGCGATCTTCTGCCTCTATTGCGGGCTGGTCGCCGGGCCGATCCTTTACGCGTTCCTGGCCATCCAGGGCATGGCGGATTTCTTCAAGTGATGGTGTCGGCCATTTGAAAACAGCTCGATTGCCACCTGAACCGAAATTGCTTAGCCGGGATGAAACTGCTCCCATGAACCGTTCGTACCTTGTGGGAGACGAGGTGCGGGAGGGCACGTGACAATTAGGATCAGGCTTCCGGGCGGGACTCTTAAGATCAAGAAAAAAGACGAGCTGCGCCGCCGCGAGCAGAAACGCCAGGTCCCGGTGTTGCAGGTGGGAAATTACTTCATCGTCTGGTGGCCGAGCAGCATGTCGGATCGTCCATCCTCGACCAAAAAAAGCGGGGCACACGACCACGCACCGGATGATCCTGACCACGCCGCGCGCTGACGTTCGCGCCGGTTTCCTTTCGGAAATGGCCCCAGAAATAGTCAAGGATCGGCTATTGACTCTTCCGCTACGGAAGCTCTTTAGTCGCTGCATTGCACAACGGGGGTTGGGGGCAATGGCAGTGCGTATCAGGTTGCCGGGCGGCACCTTGAAGGTGAAGATTTATCGTGAATTGCGCGCCCGCGAGCGCGAGCGCCGCATACCTGTCGTCAAGATCGGTTCGGTCTATTTATCCTGGTGGTCGAACAGTCGGCGTCCTCTGAACAACGAAGCGGGTGCGCCGGACGATCCTGATCGGCCCCAGCCAGCGCCTTGACGCCCTCATCGGGCGCCTGCTCAAATCCTTCCGGAAATAGTCAGAAAAACTCGCCCATCGGCTGTTGACTCTTCCGCAGGGGAAGTTCTCTAATTGCTGCATTGCACACCAATCTTGCGTTGCACGGCGGGAGTTGAACCGATGGCAGTGCGTATCAGATTGCCGGGCGGCACTCTGAAAGTGAAAGTCTACCGCGAATTGCGGGGACGGGAACGCGAGCGCCGCGTGCCGGTCATGAAGATCGGTTCGCTGTATTTTATCTGGTGGTCGAACAGCCAGCACGGCTCTCACGACAAGCCGCAAGACAGCCATCAATAGGCGTTGTCGAGGCAAACGAACTAGAGCGTGAACACCTCATCATCACGCTTGCAAAGTGGAGGTGCTTGCCGCAAATAGCGGCGGGGCAGATGGGCAAATGGTCGAGGAGTCGATCTATGAGCATCCGATCCCGTATGCACAACTTACTTCGCGCGAGTCCTCTCCGCTACTATTATCACCTCATCAAGGGGCATCTCGGCGGAGCCCCTCAATCCGATGAAAGTTTAATTCTGTCCCAGATTGTCGGGCAATGCCCCCGTACCTTCCTGGAATTTGGCTTCCATCCCACAGAATACAATTGTATCGGGCTTCGTGACTTTCAGGGCCTTCTGGTGGATGGTGACGCACAAACTGTTCGATTGGCCCGTTCCCTCCTTCCGAAACATATCGAAGCACGTCAGAGTTTCATCACTCTCGACAACATCAGCAACCTGGGAACGCACTTTCCGAGGCTTGGGGTGCTATCGGTAGATGTTGATGGAAACGACTATTGGTTTCTCAATGCTTTATTGCCGGTGCGGCCAGCTGTCATCGCCGTCGAGTACAATGCCAGCTTTGGCCTTCACCCGATCACAGTGCCCTATGATCCATCATTCGATCGAAGTGCGAAACACGAAAGTGGCTGGTATCACGGCGCCTCGATTACCGCGCTGACGAACCTCTGCAAAACACACGGCTACAAGCTCGTCGCCGTTTCGGCCGCCGGAGGAAATGTCTTCTTCCTACCTGAGGCTTCGAAATTGCCGGAACTTGATCCCGTCCAGGCCTATCGAGAAAGCACCCTTCGCAACCGCTGGTCGGGCACGACAGCGAAGGATCAGTGGGAACGGATCAAACACATGCCCGTCGTCGAAACCGTCAGTTGACAGGGACGCCGATGCCGAAAAGATGCGTATGTAGTTCAAAGAGATTTGCAAGGAGATGCCGCACCTGCATATGAAGCTCTTGGACGCGCAGTGCTCATTGATGAGGCAACCCTGCGCATCATTTCACTGGTCGGCCAGGCGGCACCAAGGCGTCGGACGGGACATCCGATCGCACGATGGCGCCGGCAGAAATTATCGCCCGATCGCCAACGGTCACGCCTTTCATGATCATGGCACCGGTGCCAATCCAGACATCATCACCGATCGTCACCGGAGCCGAGCGGATGCCAGGATCAATACGCGGATGACCCGCTTTAAAGATGGCCCTCGTTTGCTCGAAACGCTTTTCTGGATCCATTGGATGAGAGTTTGTATCGTGGATCACGACACCTGAAGAAACAAGCACTCGCTTGCCAATCTTGATGCCGATTGGGTCTGAGGACCAGACCGTCGAGCCAGCACCAAGGAAGAACCAGTCGCCGATCTCGATGCGACCCTCGTGTGCGAATACCTGCAAATGTCCGTCCAAATGGCTGTCCGCGCCAATCGAAACCCGTGATCGGTCGCCGTGGATGTTGAAGATTTCAGCCCCGGCACCGAACCGGGTTCGCGGTCCGATGGTAGCATTCTCCTTTGCAGCGCCCGTAGCGATCCACGACCAAAAACGGCGGCGAAGAGCGAGGATGGTGGAGAAGATGCGCATTCGCGAACATCTGCCATACAGGATCATCCCAGTCTAGGCTCCGAAGAAGCCCCGACGCGACAGACGGCGAAACTCCTCGACATCGAACGTTCCGTGCCGCAGCCCGCCCGCCGCATTGATGTGGAGCTCGTCCGACATATAAAGCGCCGAGGTGAAGTAGCCGATACCGCTTTCGCCGCCGACATCGATGCGCGGCCAGCCGGTCAGATTAGCGACATCCCGCACTGCCTGCATGAATTGATCGAGCGTGTTGCCCTGGCCGTTGACCCTCAAAATCTTGTGGGTGGCGTGGCCAGGCCCACCGCTGTAGGGTGTCATGAAGATGATCTTAGCAGACGGTGCCTGCGCTCGTATGGCAGTTACCGCGGCGAAGAGCGCCCCATAGAAGGTGGCGGTCGTGGTATCGTTGAGTGCGCCGAGCGTGACCTCTTGCGCCCCAAAGTCGTTGATGCCGGCTTCAAGCGTCACGATTTCGGTGTCGGCCGGGACGCCGCCTATGGCGTTGTAAATGCCATAGCTCGGATACCCAGTTGTGCTGGCGCCCAGCGCCGCGCCGCCGACGCCGAGATTGGTGAGAACCATTCCAGTCTGTTCGGCCAAAACGCTGGTGTATTGCCCTTGAGCCGTGATGCTGGAGCCAAGGGCTACCAACTTCTTGCCTACGAGAGCAGCAGAACCATCGTCGTATGCGTCTCCGCCAGCGCTGGCCGGGTCCGAGAGAAGCCCCAGATACAGGGCGGCATCCGGGACGACCGTGGCGCCTGCGCTCTTCGCCCAAGAAGAGGTGGACAGGTCCTCCGAAGAGAAGAAGACATTCGGTCCGCCGTTGATGCTAAGTTCTGACCGCTGAACGTAAAGCCCGGACGCACCATCGCCGACATACGGGTGTCCGCCGGCGATGGGGAAAATGCGGTTCTGCCAGTTGGCGCCAGACGTGGCCGTCGCTGCCGCCTCCACCGTGCATTCGTACCAGCCATTGCCCAAAGCGAGGATGCTAGCTCCGGTTCCGATTGCCGTTCCGAGGTCGAGATCGAAGGTGCAGTTGACGCTCGCTCCGGAGTTGGAGAACAGGTTGAGGCGATGACGCTCGGCCTTCTTGGCTATGACCCTCCAAACGATACTATCGCCGCTGACCACCGACTTGGCCTGCCAGACGGAAGGACTGCCCGGGCCGGTCATTTCGACAAGTTTCGATGCCGTCATACGGCCTCTGATCAACACGTCGAGTTCGTCGACGAGCGGAGGCAGGGGGATCAGGGCCGGTTCATACGGGCTGGTCGTGGTGGTAACCGTCGCGCCCTGCTTGGTAAAGCTTTCGGCGACCGGGTCGCTGCTCGGAAACAGGTTGGCGGTCTCGCCCTGCTTGCGCAGCACAATGCTGCGAATGTACATGCCGCTCATTCCGTCGGCCGTGTATGGAAGGACGCCAGCGGAAGACATGCGGGTCTGGACATTATTCGTAACGTTGGCGGCGACAAGAACGACGGCCTTGCACTCGTACCATCCGGAGCCGAGATCGGTGATGGCCGTGCTGACGATATTCGCGCCCGAGCTACTTGAGACGACACCTTCTTCGAGATTGAAGTTGGCTATGTAGACCGCACCGGCACCATTATGGATAAGCTGCAGGGCACTTCGCTCTCCAGCCTTGGCAACAACCACGTGCTCGATCATGTCGCCCGACACAAAAGAGTAGGGTCGGTAGACGGATGGGCTTACCGACCCTGCGGCCTCTGTGAGCCGGGCGGTCAGAATACTAAGGCCTTCGATCATCGCTAAGCTATAGACGTTCGAAATCAGGTCGGACGTTGCCGCCCTGCCTCCCGTATCCGTCGCAACCGGTCCAGCCGTTACACTGTGAAGGCCAAGGACACCTGTTGAAACCTCCGTCCAGAAATATTCGCCAACATCAACATTCCTGCCGAGCACGACTGCAGCGGCCGCTTCCGCCAATCCCGCCGACGCCGCGAAGCTGAAGCTCGGCGCCACCGTATAGGAGCCGGGCGCCGTGATCAGGATTTGCGTCAGCGCGCCACCCGCCACCACGAAGCGGCCTGCGGCACCCGAGCCGGCGCCGCCGGTAAACGCCAGATCGAAGGTGCCGTTGGTGCCACCGGAGCCCGCCGTGATCGCACCGCTGCCGACGACGCCAAAGCCGATCGCCGCCGCGATCGTCGGAAAGATGCCTTTGCCATATAAAGACGCGTCGCGCGCTGCCTGGGCGCTGGCCAGGTTAGTGCCCGTGGCGGCGACATTGGCCGCTGTCGCAACCACGGCGGCAGCCGTTTCGAGGCGGTCGGCGGCGGTCAGGCCGGCATTGGTGGCGGCTGTCATGGCGCTGCCGGCGGCGGCATCGGCAGCCGCAACTGTCACATCCTTCAGCGCTTCGACTTCCTCGACAACCCGCTCGATATCAGGCGGCACGAAAGGGACAATGGTGATGGCATCGCTGCCCAGCACCGGCTCGTCGGCCGTAAATTCAAACACCCGGTCGGCATTGACCGTCCCGACCTGGGTGTGAACCGTCGTCCCCTTTTGCAAGGTGCGGGCAGTGCGGGCGTCGGCGGCGCGGAACCATTCGCCTTCGCTCGCCGTGTAGATGCCGTTCTGTCTCCGGTCGGCCTGGTCCTTGACCAGCACGCGGTCGTCAACCTCGCACGGCGCGCCGTCGATGACCTGCAGGCCACGAAGGATGATGTTGGCCGTGGTCGCCAGACGCACGGGTTCGCGTTCGCCGGTCAACAATCGAACGGCGGCAGTTGCAGGTCGGGCCATCAGGCTTGCTCCATGAAAAAAGCCTCGCGAAGCGAGGCTTGAAAATTAGGGACGTCGGCGCACGCCCGAAGGACGGGCGGTCGATGAGGTATCTGGGGAAAGCGCCTGCCCCCTGGGCGCGGAAGAGACGCGGTTGGTTTAGCCGGGCTCTTGTCTTGAGAGAAAAGAAACGCTCAAAAACGCTGCGACCTATGTCAATTCGCGAACGCGCCTTTTTGTCCAGCCGGCGATTGTCAGCCCAAACGCCATGCCGGCGCAGTCGGCAACCAGGTCGAATCCATCCATATCGCGCCCTATCAGCTGCGCGCCCTGAAGAAGCTCGATCGCAGCACCCGTGAAAGCGAGGAGAACAATCAGCCTTGCCTTGTGCTCAGGCCAGCCGAGGCTTCCGAGAACCGCCAACACGGCAAAGGCGGCGGCGTGGTTGAGCTTGTCCTGATGGACCGTGAGGGCCCAGCCGATATCCGGCGAGAGCCGCACCGGCAACAGGGCGAGCAGGAAAACGCCGGCCAGGGCGACCAGAAAAACGATCCTTGCCGCCACCGGATAAGAGTCTGAACGCAACAAGATAAGGTCAATCCTTCATCTGAAAAGTCTGGCTGGCATGGCCCGGCAGGCACCACCGCTTGCGCGACGATTTGGAGGCTGCGGCACGTCATAGGCTACCATCATGACCATAATCAGACCACCGGCTGATGACAGCGCGATAAAACGCGGCGGCCTGGCACGATTGTTGGCGCTGTTGGCAAGCGGCAAAGCATCACCACGTTTGAAGTTCTGGCATTGCCTTTTCATCAAGGAATTTGAGACGTCGATCTAGCATTTCAGCGTTGGCAGGATTGGCCGGCACATTGACCGGGATGAAATCCGTCACCGACTTCCCCGCTTGCGCGGCTTCAACCCATTCTTCCATGGCGCCGATATATCCGTCCAGCGCGTTTAAATTTCCGCCGACGCCTCGCCGCTGGTCTTCGCCTCCTGCGCGATCAGCGCCTCAGCGAGAGCTTTTTCCGTACTGCTGCGCCAAGCATCTTCGGCCAGTTGCCGGGCGACGGGGTCGCCCATCTTCGCGATAAGGTTGAGCCCGCTCTGCCAAATCGCCTCAAAAGTTTCGGTGTCCGCCGGGTCAATATCCGCGATGACGCTGATGTAACCGTCTTGAACTTTGGACCATTCAGTTTGCTCATAGTCCCGTCGGCGCGCCAACTGGTAACCGGCCATCCGAACCGAGCCGGCCGCGCGCAGGACATCCTTCTGCTTGATGAAGTTGGCGCGCTGGCTCTCGGGTATTTTCAGCACTGTCCTCTCGAAGAGCACGTCGAACAGGCCGGGTTTGACCACTTGGCCGGTCTTCGGATCGACCTGGCCATACATAGCATCATGCAGTCCATTACCATCTGCTGGCGCATTCTGGGTTGCTTCGGCTTCTGCTTGGGCGATCTGTGCCTTGAACTGTCGACTGGTGATGTCGGCGTCGAATGCCTCCTGCTGCTCTTTTTGCTGCCGATAGCGCTCGGCGACTGCTGAAAGCTCGTTGCCAAAATTCTTCATGGCCTCGCCCACCGGCGAGCCGGCTGGATAGGACACCACATTGCCGGTGTCGAGCCGGCGCTGTGCAAGCTGGAGGGGAATGGTCGCCATTTAGGTGTTCCCTGCCTGTGGGGCTCTGAAGGAAGAGAGATGCCGAACAGAGCGGCATTGCCTAGCGCCAAGCGCTGAAGAAGGCATGTTTCGCCTGAGCGGCGTTTATCAACGCAGCGTGATCCGCGTAAGTGATATTCAAAGGTATCGCTCGCCGTCGTCGCGATGTTCGAAACAGAACCAACGGGGCGCCTGTTTTGGCTTTGCGAAGCCCCATCCGGCATGCTTGCCGCAGCCCTGATGCTCGCAGACATGATGCTGGATGCCGGCCGGCGTCAGCCTCGCTGAGTTTGGCAATCCAATCTCGTCACTCATCCGTGACGTTTGCCGAGAGGTGGCGCTTTGAGTGAATCAAGCTGGTCCTGTAGCCGGCCGTTCAGGACGATCATTTCCTTGAGCGCCTTGACGGCATCTCCCTTGTGGAGGGCAATGAACTTATCGGCGACCGCCTGCAGCGCGGCCTCTTGGCGACTATCGAGCGTGATGATGTGATCCATGGCGGTAACTACCATTGCTTAGAACAATGAGCCCTGAGCCGGCGCTTGTTGTGGGAACTTGATCTGTGTCGCCGGCTTTTCGACAATCACGAGGGCATCGTCACGAGCGGTGCGCTGTAATCTTTTCGCCTCTGACCACGGCGCGTTCAGCCAAGTCTCCGTTTCCTCCTGTGTGGTCAGGATAACCGGCATGGCCTTCTCATGGATTGGCGCAATGAGAGCGTTGGGCTTCGTCGTCATGAAGCCATAGAGTTCGAAGTCGCCGGGGCCGTCCTTGACCTTGCGCACGCCCTGCCAGCGCGTCCACAGGCCGGCGAAGAAGAACAGAGGCCGCTCCTCGTTCAGCGCGAACCAGTAGTTTTTCTGGACACCTGTCTCGGGGTCTTTGTCTCCGGGCGTAGGGCTCGGCTCTGCGAAGCTCGTCACCGGCACCACGCAACGGTTCTCGACGCCAAGATATTGCTGCCAATGTCCGTATTGCGGGTTGCGGATGTTGGTGGTGCCGTAGTCGGCCTTGCCCTTCACCCGCTCGATTGGTGTCGGCATACCCCATAGCAGATTGGCAAGCTCGCGCGTCCCGTCAGGCGCGTTACGCACCACGGGGCCGGGCTGGTTTGGGTAGATATCTATGGATGGCTCAAGGTTGCCGATGATGTCGCGCAAGGCACGCGTCCACTGGCGGACGGCTTCCTGCGACGTGGTGATATTGTACAGGTTGCACATGTTTCGCCCTCAATCGACCAGTTCAAGCAGGAGATGCGGCGGCACTTCATCAGCCGGCCAATCGGCGCAACAAGCCCTGATCGCGGCTTTGTTCGCGTCCATCCAAACCGTAGCCGCGTTGTCTTCCTCTTCAAGAGGTTCGCCATCTTCGGGACAGCTAGCGTCATCCCAACCTTCCAAGGCAAACATGCCATCTGCAGCTTGCTCTGCCGAAATGCCAGCGGCTGCAAAGACAGCCTTTGCGGCTTCGATGCCGCGCTGTTTTTCTTCGTCCGACGCGCCCCGGACATTCAGGCGCAGTTCCATTATCGCCTCCTGGTGTGGGCCATCTTGCCTACAGTGAACAAAATAGGAACAAAAATGTCAAGCTACCTTGACGACAGAGGAATATGTTCCTCATTTCAAGGGATGCCGGAGCAACCAGAAAAATGGCCGAAGGGAGTCCCTTGGACCCTGATGCACGCCCACAACGCCGGGCAGGTGGCGCGTATTCGCTGCGGCCATTGCAACATCAAAAGGTTCTATAAGCCGCTGGAATTGCGGGAAGTCGTCGGCAACGTCAGCATCGATGAAGTGCGAGCAAAGGTCCGTTGCGAAAAATGCGGGCGCAAGGAATCGATGAACGCCGAACTATTCCACCCTGTCGGGCAGGAATTGGAGGGCATCCGTTTTCGGCGACTGGTCGAGATAAGATGGGAGCGGCGGGTGGTCTGGAAGGACGAATGACATTCGGTATGCAAAGGCGCTCTGTTCAGCACTGTCGAGAGGGCGCTGCTCCGCACGATTCGCGACAGGGGCGGACCGGTTCGGCTTGAGACCCACAGCTTGCCAGGAATTGACCTGCGGATCGGGAAGACGGCCGGGCGGCCAAGCGGGATGGTCGCCATTTATCGCATCCCCGCCCAGGGATCACTGAGCGCCGACCCGCCGAACTTGATGGCCTTGCTCGGGTCGTAGATGCCGGAAAGACCCGACACGAGATTGCCGCCGGCCTTGAAGATCGAGGCGCCCAGCGCCTGCTTGCCGGAAAAGCGCGAGATCGCTGCCTGCGTGGTGAGGTTGTTCTGGCGCAGTTGCGAGCCGTACTGGATCGCCTGGATGTCAAGCTGGCCCTGCCGTGCATTGGCGGCCAGCACCTCGCTCGGCGAGCCTGATATGGCGACGCCCGAGGCGCCGGCCTGGGCGCGCGCCTGCGCCTGCAGGAGATCCTGCTTGTGGCGCTCCTGGCTCTGCTCGAAGGCCGCACTTTGCGCGTCGGCCTGCGCCTGCTGCTCATAGGCCTTGGCCTGATAGTCGGCCATCTGCCTCGACTGCTGGCCTTCGGCCAGCGCGCCGCCGACCGAAAGAGCCGTGCCGATAAGGGCAAGTGTGCACATGGTCAGCCTCTTTCGCTGGCGACGGGAATGAATTTGCTTTTGACGCCTTCGACCGGCGCGCCGAGCGCCGGGCGCGGGTCGAGCGCGCCGCCGGGGCTAAGGAAGGACAGCAACAACTTGTCGGCCTGGATCGCCCGGCGGCTGAGGCGGGCGGGGACCGCTGCGCGCGGCCCGGCCATGGCGGCGCGGCGAATGGTGGTCAGATTGATCTTCAGCTCGGCCGCGCCGGCGGCGTCGAGCCGGCCGTTGGCGGTGGCGATGGCGCGGCTGAGCGCATCGGCCTCGAACAGCTCCAGGCGCAGTTGTTCGATCAGCCAGTTGGCGGTTTGCCAGCGTTGCGTCAGCGCTTCGGCCTTGGCCGCGATCTCCTCGCCCAGGGCGACGATATCGGCACGCGCTTCGCTTTGGGCAGCGGCCGCGCGGCGCTTGTGCGCCGCCTCGATGGTCTTCTCGATCAGCGCGATTGCCGCGTTGGTCCTGGCGAGGGCGGCGCGCACCTCGCCCAGATCGCCGTCGCCGAAGATGGCGCGGTCCTCGGCCTGCTCCAGTTCCTGTTTGCGGGCCGCAACATTGTTGAGGTCGACGTCGAGCAAGGCGATGACGGCAGCAAAATCGGCAGCCGTCCGCGCCCTGCCGAGATCTTCGGCAAGGGGGATTGTGGTCACGGGAGGGAGTCCTTTTTTGAGGAGGATGAGGAGCGGTCGGCGCAGCTGCCGATCTCCCCCTCGTGGGGGAGATGCCCGGCAGGGCAGAGGGAAGGATCGCCGGGCGTGGGGTCTTACCTGCGAGCCGCCAAGACCTGGCCTAGCAAAGGGACGCAATTGATTGAAGGTCGGCGGGACAGCGCCCTGCCGGCCATCTCCCCCTCAAGGGGGAGATTGGCAGCTTCGGCGATGGCGCTCCTAAGGCTCGGCGTCGAACACCGGCGTGAACGCCCGGATCGTGCAGGGCGTCGGGTTGACGTGGCGAATCCTCACCCTGCCCTGCCCTTCCCAACTGTCGTCGATCGGCACCTCGACATTGCCGGTGAAGAGATCAGCCCGGCCGTCGGGCGCGACGATGCCCGGCATGCGCACCTTCTCCCAGCGGCCGCGCAGGAAGGACTGCACTTCGAGCCCCGACGTGTCGGTCTCGAGCAGCGACATCATCACCTTGGCGACCTTCTTGCGGCGGCCGACGATCGAGCCGTCGCGGCCGCCGACATCGAGTTCCAGCGTATTGGCCTCGCAACGGTAGCCAAGCCCGACCTGCCATTTCGCTGCCGTTGCGCCGCTGGGCAGCGTCACCTGGCCGGAAGCCACGGGCAGATCGTGGTAGACCTTGCCGTCGGCCAGCACGTCGACGCTTTCGCCGTCGAGATGGTCGAGCCCGGAGACGACGTTGACGGCGGCGCCCGAATAGCTCAGGCCGCAATCGACCTGGAAGGCGTCGTCCAGCGCGCCGTATTCGAACGGCGCCGTCATGATCTCGATGGTGCGCTTCGTCACGCCGCCGATAGTCCGCTTGACGAACAGCCAGACGTCGTCGGCGCCGTTCTGGCCCGGCGTCACGATTGCGCTTTCAATGATCGGCCAGCCGGCGTCGGCGAAGCTGCCGCCGAGGCGATGGCGGTGCATGCCGCGCACATCCTGCGATGGCTGGTGCGTGTAGCCGCCGAGCTCGCCATTTTCGAGCGGGAACCACAGCACCGGATCGGGATCGGTCTGGAACGCCAGCTCGACGACGCCTTGCTTGGGGATGTGCTCGGAGATCTGGCCGATGTCGTCGGAGGTGAATTTGCTGGCCGAGGTCTGCACCAGCTCGGCGATCGACTTGCGGCTGCGGGTGACATAGAGGAACGATTGTCCGGCATCGACCGGGCGGATGCGGGCGCAGCCGAAGGTGCGCGAATTGCGGTTCTTGAACGACGACGGCGTCAGCGCCTCGTCGATGCCGGAGCCCGATAGCGCCCGGATGCCGCCCGAGGTGCCGATCAACAGCGCCCCGTCGGAATCGGCGATCCAGACGATGTCGTTGGCCTGCCCGCCGCCGGCCTGGACGAATTCCAGCGCGTCGTCGTCCTTCTCGCCCAGCGCGAAATTGTCGAAGTCGCCGGTCGCCGACGCATAGACCGAGAACTTCCGGCTGAAGGCCAGGCGCTCCTCGTAGAGCGAACCGCTTTCGACATACTTCCCGGGAGCGAATGTGCCGAGCCGCCAGCGGGTGATCGGGCTCAGATTCGGCAGGGCATGGCCGTAAAGGATGATCTTGACGACTGTCGCGCTGGTGCGGCTGGTGATCTTCGCCCAACGCCAGCGCCCGTCCGAACCCAGGAGCCGGATGGCGCGACCGACATCCGTTGTCTGGAACCCGGTGCCATCGTTGATGCCGTCGATCGAAGAGGCGGTCAAATCGAACGGCGTCTGGTCCGATGCGGCGACATGGAAAGCCAGTTCGGCAGCCACCGATTCCACGGCATCGCCGCCACCGCCGCCGGTGAAGATCAACTGGTGATATTCGAAGGCGGCCTTGTTGAAGAATTCATAGAAGCGGGTCTCCGAATTGCCCCAGCCGCTTTCCCCGGTCCTGCTGTCGAGCGTCACCCAGTTGGTGCCGTCGTTGGATCCCTGCACTTCCCATGCGGTGAAATAGTCGGCATCGCCGGTAACGTCATTGCCCGCGGTCAGCCAGTAGGCGTCGACGACACGTTGCGCGCCGCCCGCATTCCGGAAACGAATGTAGCCGGTCGAGCCACCGGCGAGGGTGATGGCCTGCACTTTGTCGCGGTCGAACATCTGATAGGCGCTGGCGGTGCCGCTTGCGGTCGATGCCGTTCCGCTCGGTGCCGTGTTGCTGGTCATCTGCGGCGTCAGATGGCCGGTATTGGCAGGCGTCAGCGTCGTGGCGGTGTCGTTGATGTCGTCATACGGCCCGTCCTCGAACTCGTAATCCTCCAGTGTCCATGTCGTGTGCGCCGTCCTGGTCAGCACCTTGAGCGGATAATCCTTGTGGCTGATCCACATCTGGTCGGCCGACTGGACATAGGCGAGGTCGAAGAGGTCGGCTTCCACGTAGGGCGAGGCGATCTCGACCGTGCCGACACGGGCGCCATAGGCGTAGACGCGGATATACTGATCGCCGAATTCCAGGCAGTAGGCCTGCTCGGAAGAGAAGATGAAAGGAATGCCGCGCGTTGTCTTGGCCGCGTTCTTCACCGCGCCGACGAAGATGGTGCCGCCGCGCTTCCTGATGCCGCCATGCGGCAGCGTGACGAAGTTCTCGCATTTGGAAAGCGCCGCCCGATAGAGATCGAGCGAGGCGCGCGCATGCAGGCGCGGCGAGATCTCGCCACGGGTGAAAACGTCCTGGACCGGATAGAGCGTCGTCATCAGCGCACGAACCGGTTGTCGCCGCGCTGGACCGCCCAGGACGACGTCGAGAGCCGGCCGCCGCGCTGGATGGCGTTGGCGCTGAACGCCGCGTCGAGCGCCCGGTCATAAGCACCGCGGGCGATGTCGATCATGCCTGTCTTGTGGGTCAGCGGATGCGCGATCTTGATGGCCAATGCAGCGACCAGCACCTCGCTGAACAGCGCGTCCCAGTCGTTCGGATCGGTCAGGTTGGCGATGTAGCGGATAAGGCGCGGACCCGGCTGGTCGCAATAGATCAGCCCGGCCTCCTGCCGCCACGAGATCGGAACGCCGTCCGGCTCGCCATTATGGGTCAGCGGCAATGGCCGCAGGCAGTCCACGGGCAATTCATAGACAAAGTTCAGCGTGCCCGCGCCGCTGCCGGTGTCGGCGCCGGCGACGGAGGCCGCCAGGATGGCAAATACCCAGGCGTGCTTCGTCAGCTCCGCCTCGCGCGTCAGGTCGAAATGCAAGTTGAGCAAGCGCGCGGCTTTCACATCCTGGTCAAGGCTGTCGATCGGCGCCTCGTCGAGGACGCCAAGCGCCATATTGGCGATGTCGAGCGGGGTGATGGCCATGGTTTTAAGCCTCCGTCAGTGTGATTGGAGCAAAGGTCATGGGTGAATCCGGGCATAAAAAAAGCCGCTCGGAGGCGGCTGGATTTCTGAGCGATTGGATCTGGATTTCTGAAAGCGATTGGATGTTGAGGTCGCGATCCGTCGCGCCCCCCTCTGTCCTGCCGGACATCTCCACCACTTGGGGGAGATTGGCAGCGTCCCTGGCGGCGTCTTTCTTCAAACATTGGAGATTGGCGAAAGCCGACGTGACAGCCGATCTCCCTCCTTGTGGGGAGATGTCCGGCAGGACAGAGGGGGGCGCGAAGGAATGCTGTCCGAACGGGATTGGCGATAGGGCGGAGGTTCGCCCCCTATTTCAGCCTGCTCAGGCCTCGGTCGTCTTCAGCGCGATGAACGTCATGTTCTTCACGCTCGACGCCGTGCGGTCCCAGTTCGCCGCCAGCGCAAGCTCGGCATCGGTGGCGAATTCGCCGGCCGAGGAGGCGTCGAGGAAGCGGGTGCCGGGCACATGCGGGACGAAATGCCGGCGGCCGACCATTTCGGTGACGCCGCCGCCATGGCCCTGGCGCGGCTTGCGGTCGAACTCCAGCGGCCCGCCTTCGGTGTTCACCGGAAGCTCGTTCCACAGGATCGCCTTGTCCTTGAACATGAACGCGGTGTACTCGCCGGCCGCCACCGGGATGTCGTCGTCGACGACGGCCCGCAGCCCCATGTAATAGGGGATCAGCGGCCCGCCCTGCTCAGACGGCGGCACATAGTCGATCAGGTTGGCGAGCTTCAGCGCCTTCATCTGCTTGGAGTGCATCCAGATCGTCTTGAACTTGTCGGCGCGGTCGCCCATCAGATAGGCGGCCTCGATGATGTCGGTGTCGACGATGGAGGCGCCGGTGGCGCGCACCAGATCGCCGCCGTCATTGGCGATGTTGTCGGCCAGCACCCCTTTCAGGATGCCGAGCAGCGTCAGCTTGTTGGCGCGCTGCCAGTAGTCGGTCTGGCGGCGCACGATCAGCTTCTGCGGGTCGTCGCCGGCCAGGATCGAGGTCAGGTCCGGAATGCCCCAGGCCTGGGCGCGGACATTGCGGGCTGCCACCTCGCGGCGCGAGCCGATCTTCTTCATCTCGATCGAGTCGGCCGGATCGTCATTGATCGGCTCGGACGGGTCGTTGCCGAGATCCTTCCAGCCGGGCATGTCGACGGAACGCCCGCCCATGGAGAGCTTCGAGGCGATGGACGGGTCGGAAAACAGGATTCCGGCCTGGTAGATCTCGAGCGACTGGACGTGCTCCTCGAACGAGTATTGCGCATAGACGGAGGGAACGATCGCGTCCGCGATACGGGTATAGGCGTCTGCCATTTTGGTCTTTCCTTCAGGGGTTGGTTAGCGGCTGATCTCTCAAAGGTCAGAGAGGATTATTCGGCATCCAGAGGTCTGGATTCTCGCCGGCCTCGCGTGCCAGCCGCCGGGCGCGGGCGGGATCGCTTTTGACGAGGGCGGAGATATCAGTCAGGTTGCGTTCGCCGGCGGCGTTGCGCTTGAAGGGATTGCCTCCACTCAAGGCCGCGCCGCCGTCGATCGTGTCTTCGCGGAACATCGCCTCGCCGATGGCGTGGAATGCCTTGGCGATCTGCGGATCGGTCAACGCCCCGTCATTGAGAAGGATGCCCTTCGCCTTGTAGGCATCGACCAGGCCGAGCTTCTTCATGGCCCGGTTGGCGACCTCCAGCCTCTGGCGGAAGCCGTCGCTGTCGGTCGGTCCCCAATCCCTGACGAGGTCATCGTGGGTCGCCTCGACCGAGCGGGCAAGGGCGATCTGCTGCGCCTTGGCCTGCTCGGCCATGTAGCCGACGAAGCGGTCGTGATAGGCCTGCGCCACCTTCGGCGTGGCGCCGGCTTCGACCGCCCAGGCCTTCGACGCATTGGCGAGCTCGTCCGAATAAGCGAAATCTTCGGGGAGCCCGTCGGGGCGCTTGTACTCGACCTTGTCGGGCGATGTGAGCGGACGCATCGCCTCGGGCAGCCGGGCATGGAACCTGTCCCAGTCTTCCCCAGTTGCGTCCGCCGAGGGAACGCGCAGGCTTTCACCCTGCTGCCGTTCCAGCTCCGCATAGGATGTGAAAACCCGATCGAGGCTTTCAGGCTCGGTCCAGCCCTTGGTTTCAGCGAGCTTGCGGTTGCCTTCGGAAAGACCGTCAAACCAGCTTTTCGCAGCCGGCGGGGCGGACCCGTTGTCCCCGTTGGCCGGTGGCCGTACTGGGTTGCCCGCCGGTGGCGACGCCACCACGGACCCGGCGTCTGCCAGATCTGTCATGAGAAAGATTCCTTTGTGTTGATTGCAGTAGAAATGAAGGCGCTGGTCCTTCTCCCCTTGTCGGAGAAGGCAAGGCGCTGGCGCCGCTCACAAGCCGGTATCACCTGAATATCAACCCGTCGCGGGCGGAACTTTGCGGCCGGAGCCAATCCAATTGACTTCCAGTTCGTTAGTGTGTATATATACACAACATGAAGAGCGCCGATGTCATTGATAGATTGTTGGCGGATGGCTGGCACGAAGTGGCTCGAAAAGGCAGTCATGCCCAATTCAAGCATAAGACCAAGCCGGGCCGCGTGACGGTTCCGCATCCCAGGCGAGACATCCCGATCGGCACGCTCAAGAGCATCGAAAAGCAATCCGGCCTGAAGCTGAGGTAGAGAAATGCGTCACTATATCGGACTGATCCACAAGGAAGCGGACAGCGACTTCGGCGTGTCCTTTCCCGATTTTCCGGGAGTGGTCACGGCCGGCGTTAACCTGGACGACGCCCGCGCCATGGCGGAGGAAGCACTGGCCTTTCATGTCGAGGGCCTGGTCGAGGATGGCGAAGCCATTCCCGAACCGTCCTCCCTGGAGGAAGTGATGTCCGACAAGGACAATCTGAGCGGTGTCGCCATCCTGGTTGCCTTGAAAACCGAAGCAACGAAGGTCGTGCGCGTCAACGTCACCATTCCGGAGGACGTCCTCAATCAAATCGACCACTATGCAGAACGCCACGGCTACAGCCGATCCGGATTTCTGACCGCCGCCGCGAAAAAGGTAATGCAGATCGAGGCGGCGTAGCGCTCCGCAGGTCCATTCAAGATGAGGCTCTACCGCCTTGTTTGACTATGATCTTTCCGAGCAAGGCCTCGGTCATCAAGACGAAAGAAACCATGTCTCATTTCGTGAGGTATGGTGCCCCTGTTCCGCCGCAATGCGCCCGCACTTGGCAAGGTATTCGGCCTTTTGGGCTTCAAAGGAGGACTTTTACATGATCAAGAAAGCCATTGCCGCCGCGCTTCTGACTGCCGTTCTGGCTGGGTGTGCGCAGACCGAAGGGCAGCAAAGAGCCACCACGGGCGCTTTGGTCGGCGGCGCGGGCGGCGCGCTCGTCGGTCAGGCGATCGGCGGCAACACCAAGAGCACGGTTATCGGCGCAGCCAGCGGTGCCCTTCTGGGTGCGGTCGTCGGCAGCGCGACCACACCGCAGCGGCGCGGCGAACAGCTTTGTCGCTACCAGGACCGCAACAGCGGCCGCATCTACACCGCGCCTTGCGACGACCGCTACTACAGCGGCGATTATTGAGCGTAGCGGGCTGCAAACGCGGCAAGGCTATGGGACAGCACCCCCCTCTGGCCTGCCGGCCATCTCCCCCTCAAGGGGGGAGATCAGCGGCTTCGCCGCAGCCGCCAATCTTGCAACGTTGACGATTGGCGAAAACGGTGACGGCATCCAATCTCCCCCCTTGCGGGGGAGATGGCCGGCAGGCCAGAGGAGGTGTTCAAGCGCCAGCCTGACTAGCCAGCCCTACCTCTCCTCCGCCCTCGCCGCCTTCTCCAGCGCCGCCAGTTGCGCCTCGTCCAGCGTCAGGAACCCCATAATGTGCTGCACCACTTCGGCCCGCGCATTGCTCAGCGCGCTGTGCAGTTCGAAGCCGTTCGGCGTTCTGGTCCTGGCCAGCCATTCGCCGTAGGAGGGGCGGCGGTAATAGCCGGTGGCGGCCGTCAGATCGGCCAGCACCATCTCGCCGTCCTGTCCAGAAAAGACCCTGAGATACGCCTTGGTCAGCGCGTCCTGCGCCTTGGCCGGGCCGCCGGCCTGGCTCGCATGGGCAAAGCGTTTCCGGCTCATGCGCCCTGCCCGCCCTGCACGCTTTCCGCACCCTGCGGCATCAGCCCGCCGAGCCCATCAAGCAAGCCGCTGTCGCGCGCCTGCACGGCCGCCGGCACGGCGTCCCTGGCGGCCTTGCCGGCGGTGGCGATCGCCGCCATGCCGGCCTGCGCCTGTTGCGCCTTGGCCCTGGCGTCTCGGATGCCCGCCACCTCTTGCCTGGCGCGAAAGATGCGCTGCGGGCTGCGGCCGGCGCTCTGCACGATCTTTAGCGCCTCGTCGCCGTCGATATTGTCCATGACGCCGGGGTCGAACTGCGCCATCTGCATGGCGGTGGTGACCACCTGGATGGTGTCGCGCGCCTCGGCCGAGCGGCGCAGCACGTCGAGTGGGCCGGTGAAGGTCGGTCGTACCGCCTTGCCGGCAAGGCTCGCCGGCGGCAGGAAACGGCTGTCTTCCTCGTACAATCCCTTGTCTTCCAGGATGCCCAGCTCGCGGTCGAGATTGCTGGCAAAACCGGCCTGGATGATCGAGCCGGACGGCCCGAGCAGCGCGCCCTTCTCCTCTTGCCGGATCAAGGCTTCGGTCGCCGTCATCTGCGGGTTCTGCACCAGCGTCTGGAACAGGTTGACGAACATCATGTCGCGGATCTCCTCGGCCCGGCTTTCCGCGTAGTTGAACGCGTAGGTCGGGTTCTGCCCCGTGGCGATCGGCGCGATCAGCGGCCGTCCCTGATCGTCGATCAGGCCGGGATAGTTCTCGCCGGGATTGAGCACCGGCACATAGTCGAGCCGCGCCTTCGACGCGGTCGCCGGATCGGTGATCTGCTGCAGCGCCCTGAGGCCCGAGCGGCGCACGGCGTTTTCCTCGCGCACCGTGGTCAGCGCCTCGATGGTCGGCGAGACGCCATAGGGGTCGCCCTCGTAGCGCCGCCAGTTGAAGCACGACACCGGGAAGGAGCGGAAGCCGCTTTCCCTAACGATCGCCTCCTCGTCCTCGATGACGTGATAGGAGGCGAACGCCGTGTCGAGATACTGGTAGGTGCCGCCCACCCGGTACATCTGGCGCTCATCGCGCGGCTGGATGCATTGGATCAGCGCGATCTTCGTCTCGCATTTCGAGGGGTCATCGACCAGCATCTTGATCCGCGCCGGCAGCTTGTCATAGCCGAGCAGCTGCGCCGCCTGCCGCGCCGTGCGCTCGTAGCGGCGGTGGAAGGTGTCGACCTGGCCCCAGCGGTTGCGCGACAGATAGCCCTCGGCCACGGGAATCGAGGCATAGCGGATCAGCGTGCCGCCAAAGCCCTCCTCGGCATAGAGATAGGCCGGGCCGTAGCGCACGACATTGCGCAGGCAGGCCTGCGTCGCCGGCACGAAATTCGAATTGGCGGAGTAACGCAGCGCAAACAGGAAATCGCGCAGCGCTTCCGCCCATTCCTTTTCCTCGTCGGTCTCCTCGTCGTTCATGGCCGCGGTCGACAGCCCGTGCCATTTTTCCGACTGCGGGATGATCAGGCTTTCCAGCCCTGCGGCGAGGCGATTGGCAGCCGAGTTGATGGTGTTGGCGTAGACACGGGCGCCGCGCCGCTCTTGCCGCTCGGCCTGCGAGGCCGCGCCGGCTTGCCGGCCCCAGATGTCGGGCGCGTCGGGATCGCAGAATTCCGACACGGCCTCCCAGACAGCCTCATACTGGCTGCGCTCGGTCTCCAGTTCGGCCTGTCGCGACAGGATATCGTGGGCACGGGAATCGTTCGTCATGGCATTCTTTCTCAGGTGGTGTCGCCTGTTCGAAGCCCAGATATTGTCAAGGCCAGGTCGAATTTTGTTCGCTTTTGCAATGTTCAACGGGGGCGCGGCGGGCCTTAAGGAGATCGATGTGACAATGACGGAAAGCCTGCCCGGTGCCTTGAAGAGACGCAGCAAACAGGCTGCAAAGCGATTGCTCGGCTACGACTCCCGCAACTGGCTGCGCATCAGGCAGATCGAGGCGTTCACCGCGTTTCTTGAAGCGGACGGCCGCAAATCTTCGCCTGTGATCGAGGTTTCGCCCGGCTGGAACCGCTATTGGAAGACGATGTGCCCCGACTACACGTCGGTCGATTACCCCGAATTCGACATCTGCAAGGACCGCACCGAGAGGCAATATGCGATCGTGATCGCCGACCAGGTGCTGGAGCATGTGCAGCGGCCGCTGGCCGCGGCCGAGAATATCCACGCCATGACCAGGCCGGGCGGCTGGGCGATGGTGGCGACGCCGTTCCTGTTTCGGGTGCATGCCAGGCCGCACGATTACAACCGCTGGACTCCCGCCGGCCTGAAGCAGCTGCTGGTCGAAGGCGGCTTTCCGGAAACTGGCATAGAGGTGTTCAGCTGGGGCAACAAAGCCTGCGCAAAAGCCCATATCGGCGGGCCGGTGCGCTCCTACGGCATGTGGCGCGACCTCAGCAATGACGAGGAATACCCGCTGATGGTCTGGGGGTTCGCGCGGAAGGCGGTGAGTGGTTGAGAGCTTAATCTCCCCCTTGTGGGAAGGGCAATCGCATATGACCGCGCCAGCCCCCTCTCCGGCCGCTGCGCGGCCACCTCTCCCCCATTCCATGGGGGCGAGGAACGCCAACCGCCGAGGTCGCGGCCTTGGAAGCCTGGGTTCCTCGCCCCCACAAAGTGGGGGAGAGGTGGCTCGGCGAAGCCGAGACGGAGAGGGGGAGCGCCATATGCGATTGCCCTGCCCTTGTGGGGGAGATTGGCAGCTTCACCCGCCCCGCCTCTTCACCAGCCGCGCCAGCCGCCGCCAGGTCCACCAGGGCCAACCGCCCCGGTTCCCGAACACCCGTTTCATCGCGCCCATCTCATACCCCCAAAAGCACGCGGCGCTGGCCGGTGAGCTCGCTGGGCGCGAGATCGGTCTTGACGGTGCTCAGCGTGCCCTGGCGCTGTTCGAGCTCAGCCCTGAGCGCTGCTTCGCGCGCCTGCACGTCCTTGTCGGCAATGGTCGGTGTCGGCGGCAGCGGCTTCAAGGCGGGTGGTTTTTGAAAAAGGCACATGGTTCCAGCTTTCTCTTGTCCAGTCGAAAAGGATGAAGGTTTCGCCGTTCTTGCCATATTCAGGCAAACGGCAGCGTTGCGTCGCGCCAAGCCGGGCAAGCCAGCGCAGCGCCAGTTGGTTCTCGGCCAGCGCCCGGGCCTCGACCCGGAAAGCACCGCGCGCGGCAACTTGCGGGCCAAGCACAGCGTGAAAGAACTGCGTAATCCCAGGCACGCAACGCCGCATGCGGCGCGTGCCCCAGCTCCAGGCGATCCACAGCCCGCTCCGCTGCTCGGCGGCGCCGAAGCCGGCCTCCGGATTGCCGTCGAGCTCGGCGACATAGGCAAACCCCTGCAGCGCGGTGAGCGCCAGCAGCGCCGGCGACCAGTTGTCCAGCTGACACTCGATCTCGGTCTTGTCCTCAGGGCGTAGATTGGCGGCGATGTAGGAGAGGTCGCGCAGCGTGGCGGGGATGATGCGGTGGGTCATGAGGAGGCCATGGGCAGCGCTGGCCTTTCCGGTCGAGCAGGCGGGCGGTCAAGCAGAAGGGCTACATTGGGCCGCCTCACGGTTGCTGACACCGGCGCCCCGCCGCGCTCGGCGGCGGGGGCAGTTGGCCTTCAAGCCCGCGGCTGGCTATTGCGTCTTTGAAGGATCGTCCGCCGGATTGACATACTTGAGGCCCCACGGGCCATTGGTGGTGATTTGAACGACGGTCTCCTCGTCGAAGTAAACGAAATGCGCCGTGCCGGGCGGCAGCGCGAAGAAACTGCCCGCAGGCAGTGCCTTGGCGGCGCTCCGATCGGCGGTTTCGCCCATTCCAAGATTAGTAGTCCCTGATATGACTGTGACCACCTCATCCGCAGGATGGGTATGCGGTGGGATCGCATACCCAGACGGCACTTTGAGCCGAAGGGCAAACAAACCTTCCTTGGTGGGATCGCCGAACAAAACCGCCGCTTCTGCTCCGGCAGGAAGCACTTTGGGGGCCGGAGCCCATTTAACATCATTGGGAGCGACCATTGTGTGCGCATCCTCTGCCAAGGCAAAGGAAGCGATTCCGCAGAATCCGATGCAGCCGATTGCAAATATCGATGCGATTTTCATGATAACCTCCCTGTGTCGCCGGGCGCTTCACCCCGGTTGCACGCTGGGGCAGGCCCGCGAAACTTTCAGAATAAGTCCGCGACCACGTCCAAGCAAGCGCCCCTCTACGTCCGCAATGGGTCCGAACTCGGTCGGTCGGAGTGATTGGGTTTGCCCTCTTCACCGAAACGCCCCCAGCGGATCGCTCTGCCCCGGCCTCCGCCTTGCCGTCCGAAACTCCGCCGGATCGACCACGGCTTCCCTCAGCATCATCACGCCATAGCGTGTCGCGGCCATCAGATCGTCGCGCAGCTTCACCACCTGGCCGTCCTTGCGGTGGTAGAGGCGGAACTCCTCGAACCAGGGCAGAAGCGTCGAAAACACCTTGAAGCGGCCTGATTGCATGCGGTCGAGCATCTCCATCAGCCCGGCCTCGACCGACACGGAGCCGTCAGCGAACTGCGCGTGGCGGGCCAGCATGTTCAGCCCATGCGCCGCATATTGCCGGGCCAGTGCTACGCCCGCGCCTTCCAGCGTCTCGCGGCGGCCGTCGCGCGGCCAGGCCCAGGGCAGCCACTCGCCCCACGGTTTGAGCGTCAGCGCCTGCATGGCCGGCGTCTGCTGCGAGGCGCGGCAGGCTTTGGCGAGATAGACGACATCGGACTCGGTATCCCAGGCGAGCTCGACCGCGGCCGACGGATGGTCCCAGCCGAAATCGAGCGCGCCGAGCCTGGGCCAATAGCGCGGCAGGCGAAATGGCTCGCAGGCGATCAGTTCCTCGGCAATCGGAAAGATGCGGCCGGAGCCGAGCACCGGAATGCCCTTGGCCCGCGCCTCGCGCTCATGCGCGGGATAGGCGGCAGCGATCGCCGCGCGCTGCTCAGGCGTGTAGTGCTCGGCATCGTCGATGGTCATGAAGGTGACGTGGCGGGTCATGGCATTGCCTTTGGAGAGCTTGAGTTCCTCGCCCCCATTCTTGATGGGGGAGAGGTGGCTCGGCGAAGCCGAGACGGAGAGGGGGAATGGCGCAGACGTAGCCAGACGAAGCGAATCCCACCTTGTTGAGCTGGCACCTTACGAAAGTCCCCTCTCCGGCCGCTTCGCGGCCACCTCTCCCCACTCCGTGGGGCGAGGAACCCAAGGCCTGAGACGTCATCACCTCCCCATCCCCTCCACCTCCGCCGCCGACAAGAACAGCAGCACCACCTCCGACATGCCGAGCAGCGGCGTGAAGGTGACGATGGTGATGCCGCCGGTGGCGTTGGTGCGGGTCAGGCCCTCGGAATAGATGTCGAGCGGCGGTTCCTCGTCGAACCACACGCCGTGCAGCGTTTCGCCCTGCCATTTCTCGCGGCCCTTCTCAAAACTCTTGAACGACAGCACCGATTCATCGGCCTGGACATCGCCGCCGCCGCCATGGCGCACCACGACGCTGTCCAGCCCGTGCGGCGCGCCGCGCCCCATGATGGTGCTGACGATCGCGTCGGCCGGGATCATGCCGGTGCCCCAGGCCGCCGGCTGCTGCGGCGGGCCGACCAGGATGCGCTGCGGATTGTCGCGCGTGCCCTCGGCGGTGACGCCGGCCGCCCACAGCCGCACGGCCGTGTCGAACACCTTGCCTTGCCACCACTGGGGATAGCGCCCTGTGAGGTGCATCGCCCATTCGGCACCCCCGGCCCTGGTCTTGCCGAGCTGGTTGCCGGCCATGAACAGCCGCTCGCGATTGGCCGCGCCCGCCGCATGGAACTCGGCCTGCCTGGGGTAAGGCCGGTAGGCGGCAAGCTGGTTAGCGCGCCGCCTCCTGTCCAGTTCCCTGAGCAGGCTCAGATACTCGGTCTTTGCCGTCGAGGCCCGGCTTCGTGAGACCCGGCTTGGCGAGGCCGGGTCTTTCGAGACCCGGTCCTTCGAGGTCCGGTCTTTCGAGAAATGGCCGCAGGACGGCTTCGAGGCCGCGGATGCGCTGCCTGATTTCGTCATCGCTCAATGCTTCCAGGCTGTTGATGTTGAGATGCAGGTCCTTTGGCAGAACCGAAAGCACGATCTTCAGATACTGGTCGGGCTTGTCCGCCCGCACCTCGGCGATGACGCCGGCGCCATGCGCGCGGAAATCGGCGCGGATCGCTTCCAGAAAACCATCGGCCAGCGTCTTTTTCGCCCGCTTCGACCGGCCGGAGGGCCGGGGTTCCGCCACATCAGGCGCGTCGAAAGAATCCTCGGCCATGCCCTACCCCGCCGTCCCGGCAAGCGCCGCGATCTCGGGCTTCGCCGTTTTCTTGACTGCCCGCGTCGGCCTCTTGCGAGGCTTCGCCCGCTTGCCGGGCTTCGCACGCGCCGGCTTTGGCTTCCGCGGCCGGCTTGCCGTTTTCGCCTCGGCCGTCGTGCCGCACTTCGCCGGGCCGGCATCGGGCAGGGCTTTGAGCGCCGCCCGGACGATACGCACGCCATCGGCGCCGGCGCCCGCCAAGGGAAAGCCGAAGCCGCCGGCCGCATCGACGGCACCGCCCCGCACCATGCCGATCCGCACGCCGGGTGGAACTGCTTCGATACGGCGTGCCTGCAATTGCGGCACACTCTCGAACAAGCTGATGGCGCTGACGACCTCGCGGCCGTCATCGTCGATGATGATGGTGGCGTAACGGCTGGACAT